CAACTTGTAATCTATCGGATACTAATAATCGAATAGCTGTATTTGTAGATGTTAGACCAGTTTTAACATTCGTGATTGCTAGATTAGTATTGGCTAGTGAAGCTCTTTCTATGACCTTTGTCTGATAGATCGATGCTGCATTAGCAACTTGTAATCTATCATTAACATCGATGTTATTAGCTAGAGCATACCAATATCCACTGTGTGCAAAATACATTTTCCCATCAGCATGACTATGAGCGATAGCACCATGATAAGTGGTGGCGCTTGGAAAAGCTGCCTGATTATCATAATGAAAAGGAATAATACTACTAGCACTTGGAGCAACTATTGCGCCTGTGTTACTAACAAAAACTAAACTATTTTGAGTTAATTTTCCAGTTGTTCCATCAAACAATACTATGGCGTTGTTTGTAGAGCTAGCTGGTCCTGATACTTTAGTTGCAATATAACTGTTTGTGTTAGCTAATTGTGTTTTGATAAACGCATTAGTATTTGCAAGTGCTGATCGCTCTGCTGTTTTGGTCTGATAAATAGCAACTGCATTCGCTACCTGTAATCTATCGGAAACTAATAATCGAATAGCAGTGTTTGTAGAAGTAAGTGCAGCCCATGTGGCGCCCCCTGCACTAATAAGAGCATTTGCGTTTGCGACTTGAAGATAATCTGATGTAAAACTGAAAACAGAGGTACCATTCGAGGAATATATTTTCCTGTCTTTGGTATTAATTGCGAGTTCGCCTGTGGCGATGTCAGATGTAGTCGGAACTTTACTAGGTACAGAGCTGCGCTTAATCTTTATGGTTGAAGCCATAATATCATTTTTTCCTATGTAGGAGTTTAGAGAAAAGTCTTTCGACCTCTCCAAATGTTCTGGGAGAAGCCTTTCGGTCTCCCAGAATTATTCAGATACTAACTTATTTATTAATAAGATCCACCATCGATTACTGCATCAAGTTGCGCCATTGTGAATGATGAAAAGTCGATCGTTTGATTTGGCTCAGTAGTTAAACCCGCAAACAATTTATAAACACCATCAGTAGCGTCACGAATCAAACCAGTATACTTCACACCACTGCTTACATATTTTTGATAGATACCCAGATCAATCGTGTCGGCAACGTTGTTATTGGCGACCTTGATCATATTATCGCCAAGCGATATGGTTGTGGAATCAATATACGTTAATGTTCCAGCAACTGTAAGGTTTCCGTTGATGCTTGTGTTTCCAGATACCGACAGATTGGTTCCAACAGTAAGACGACCAGCCGCAGCTACAAGACCAGATGCGCTAATGGTTCCAGCTGCTAGTGTTGCAATCGTACCTAACGATGTTAGAGAAGAAGAAGTTACGCCAGAAGCAAGAGAAGCTCCACTAAGAGTTCCTGCTGGAGCAACGACGGCAGATGTAGTTACAGCTGTTACCAATCCTTTTGCATTTACAGTAATAACTGGTATTGCAGTTGTTCCACCAAATGCTCCAACATTAGAATTAACAGTAGCGAGAGTTGTAGCTGAGGCGACACTGGTAATATCACCTGTAAGGTTCTGTTGTGTTCCAGTTCCCCAATATACTGTCGATCCATTTGATTTTAACACCTCGCCAGAATTTCCAAGGGCACCATTGGCTACGAGTTTTCCAATTACAGTATTACCAGAAATTGTTAAGTTTGTAGAAATTGTAGCACGACCTGTATGAGCTAAAACTCCAGTCGTTGATATTGTTTTACCTGCAGCGCCTAAAGTCGTATTACCAGATACATCTAAATTGGTCGAAATCGTAGCACGACCAGTATGAGCTAGAAGACCTGAAGTTGTAGGGTCTGCTGACGATGCTTTTGTAGCAATATAGGTATTTGTATTCGCAAGCGCACTATTGAACGTAGTCGTGTTGACTTTTGTTGCGATAAAAGAATTAGTATTCGCTAATTGTGCTTTGATAAATGCGTTAGTATTCGCTAAAGCTAACCGTTCTATTGCTATGGTCTGATACGTCGTTGCAGCTTCAGATGATGCTAACTTCGTAGCAATTTGTGTGTTAGTATTAGCAAGAGCACTATTGAACGTAGTCGTGTTGACTTTTGTTGCGATAAAAGAATTAGTGTTGGCTAATTGCGCTTTGATAAATGCATTAGTATTCGCTAGAGAGTGTTCGCCCAATGCAAAAACTGTAGAACCTGTAGAGGAATAAAGTTTTTTATCTACTAAGTTAATTGCCAACTCACCAGCACTCAGAGACGCAGGTACTGAAGAACCAGTGCTACTGCGTTTAATTAGAATCGTCGATGCCATAATTTACCCCCTATTGGTTTGATTTCTAAATACTATTTATAACTGATCAGTTTTTGGTTTTAAAATAATACGCTCTTTATTAACTATTTTTCCTTCAGAACCACTAAATCCTTGTCGCACAACAGGTATGGGTGTTTCTAAAGTAGTGAAATTTTCAATCTTTTTAATTTCAATAACTCTTGTATTAGAAACATTAGTTAAATTTATAACGGATGATCTCAATACTTTAGTATCGTTCTCTGCTAAAATATATCCTCTAGAATTCAATAATTCTTTTTCTAACAAAATATTTCTTGTTTGCAGAAGAAGAACTGCTTGTGTTAGATCATTTATTTTTCGCTGTTGTTGAGACATATACTCTTCCAACGCTTCTGTTTCTTTACTCATTAAAATGATCCGCCATCTAGTTTATCAAATTTAGGAACTCCGCCGTTACCAATTTGTAATATCTCGCCACCATTTCCTGTTAGATATCCAAGAATAGAACTATTAGCTCCAAATAAAATACCATTAGTTGTTACTGAACTTAATCCAGTTCCGCCATATGCTGTTGATAATACGTTGCTAAGAATAAGTCTGGATAATGATGTATTACCATATACTGTTAAATTATTAGTTATTGTTACATTGCCAAAGTTTCCAGTTCCGGATGGACCTAAAGTCACAAATACCACATTAGCTATATTTGCACCTTGTGCTGGTGCTGGTGCAGTCGCAATACCACCAGTGGCAGTTGATTTTATTAATGTGTCGCCAAGCTGAATGGTATTTCCAGATAACCAAAGATCTTTAAATCTTCTCCCATAACTTCCTAAACTATAGACATTATTAGCTTCGGGTATTATGTCTCTAGTTGTTATAGTTTGTGTGAATGTGTTTCCGCCACTGCTTGATGTATTTGCTTGCCATTTTTTAAGAGTAGAATTGTATACTAAAACCTGACCATTCGTTGCAGAATTAACACTGTTAAGATCTATATCATCTAGATATTTTAAATTTACTTCACCAGAACCTGGAGAACGTCCAGTCGCTGCACCATATGCAATTCTAGATATTTTTGTTTCAACAGTATTTGTTAATTGCTCGAATTTTTTTTCTAAAGGAGCTATGTTCGCGTCAGAGCCTGGATCGCCTTTATCGCCTTTTTTTCCACGAGCACCATCAGTGCCATCTTTTCCATCAACGCCGTCTCTGCCGTCTTTTCCGTCAAGACCATCATTACCGTCTTTTCCATCAAGACCATCTCTACCATCAGCACCGTCTTTACCATCAACACCGTCTATTCCGTCGACACCGTCTATTCCATTCTTTCCATCGGCGCCGACTGTTCCATCAACACCGTCAATTCCATCTCTACCATTGGCGCCGTCTTTTCCAGAAACACCTTTTTCACCGCGGGGTCCTATTTTTCCCTGCAGACCTGGATCGCCCTTTTCACCTTGTGGGCCTACATCCCCTTGTTCACCTTGAATTCCTTGTTCGCCTTCATTGCCTGTAATTCCCTGTAAACCTTGATCGCCTTTTTGTCCAATAAAACCGCGCTCGCCGCGAAGACCTATGGGTCCGCGATCACCTTCTACTAATTCTAAAGAATTTAATTTGTCAAGAATTTGAGAAGAATTAACATCTAACTCTTCTCGAAGTTTTTGAACTTCTTTTTTTGTCTGAGATTCAGCTAACTTTAAAGCTGCAGCAAGTATTTTTGCTGTGTCTAATTCGTTCATTTATCATCCTGTAAGTTATCCTCATTTTCATTATTCACATTTTCAATCAGTTTAGACATATTTTCAATTAATTCTAATTCCTCTTTTGTTATATTTTTTGGAGCAGGAGGCTCTCCTTGCGGCATAGGTGGTGGCGGCGCTGGTAACTCTTTCTGACCATCTTGTTGCTGTGGATTTGATGGCGGTGCAGTGGCTTGCTCAGATCCTATTTGATCATCTAATTTTTGAATTTCGTCTTCAGTAAGTTTTAGAACATTTCTACGTATCCAATCTTGTGAATAATATCGACCGACATACGAATCAGCAACTTGTAAAAGATTCATACGCTGTGAAAGTATTTCTTGTTCTTTCAGTTCAGCATAATAGTTATCTTCTTGAAAATTGTAAGAAATATAATCTTTGATCTCTTTCCATTCAACTTTGGACATAACTCCAGTCAACACCAATTGCGTTTCAAGAATTCGATCGAACACATGAGAGAATCTAGAACGGAGACGTGCTATTAATTTTGTGAACTTAATTTCGTCTCTGGTAATTTCTGACGACTTGCCCATGTTAAATGTGCTCTCAGACAACATTCTGCTGATAGGAACATTTAACGATTGATATAATTTTTTACGGAAGTATTCTACATCTTCTAACTGACCAAGATTTTGTCCACCAGGAAGTGTAGTGATTTCTGTTCCGCGGTTTCCTTCTCTGCGAGGAAGCCAATAATCTTCTAACATCGTCATAAATTTTCGATCATCTCTAACTTCACCTGTAGACGCGTCATACACAAGACGGTTCTTATGTTTGACCATCATATCGCGAAGATATTGTTCCGCTTTCATCTTAGGAAGATTACCAACGTCGATGTAAAAAATTCTTCTTTCGGGCGCGCGAGCTAGACGGTAAATTACAGTTGCATCTTCTAACATGCGAAGTTGATTGAACGGTTTCATTGCTTTGTGCAAATGAGACAGAACCATAGAATTACGCTCGTCTAACAATCCAGAATGAACGTGGCATATACTATCGGGAGAAATTTTCACACCCTGCGTGACAGTTCCCATGTTAGTGTGTCCAGATTTATTATACAAATAGTATTCTTGGAATGGACGGACTACAGCAGATTTATCATTCTGCATAGCATCATTTCTATTTGTAATTGGAACTCTGAGCTTTCTCATTCTTCTTGGATCAATGTAACGAAGCTCTTTAATTCCTTCGCGAGG